CTGAATTTCACAGCCCAAAGGAATAGTCGTTTGACAACTATAATGTATGATTTTTGGTAAAGTTTCCTTTGCCTCTATGTTCTTCAAAAGTTAATATTTCTAGATTCGATAGCTTATTGTTTGTTCTGTTTCCATCTTTATGATGTACTTCTTTATTCGTTATATCTCCAAGAAAACATCCTGCCAAAAGCCTATGCAATTTATATCTATTTCCACCGGGATTTCCGCTTCCATCAACCCTCATTAAATTAACATCAACTTCTCCAATGTCATCAATTCTTGTTGATAGTCTATGAAGAATTAATCCATTATTCATCAAATAATATTTATTATTTGTATCAGGAATAGAAGTCAAAAGATTATTTGTATTATTAAGCTTTTGTATATTTTCTTTCTTAAATTTATTTATATTAATACGTTTTCCATCAACCATAATTCTAGTGGTATTTGGAGCTATTGAAGTATAAACAACCCCATTTGTATCAATATAATATCTACTATGAATCTCTTTGAAATAAATACTAATATTTCTAATATCGTAAATCATAATCATACCTTTTACTATTATTTTTGTTTATAATTTTTGAAAATCTATAATTGCACAGGATTATCATATGGCAATGCCACTTAGACTTCCCCTGTTAGCACATCAACAATATGTCATTTCCTACATATCCTAATCGTCTGATGCACACCCAACATATGTTGGTTCACGGCGTTATTCAATATACATCACTGCATAAGGGAGCTGATTTAGACCGTTGTCAACTCGTTAATGTTAAGAGCCATAATAATTTCCTCCTTATTGTTATAACAATAAAAATTTATATATAACCAGTCTCAGACAAAAGCAACAAATTTACAAATCGCCTGTCAAATAAAGAACTGCCTCGCTATAGCTCAGCAGTCCAGTCCAACCTAGTGCGGTCAACATCCTTGAGACTAGCGAAACCAGAATAGGCACCTTGCAACAGCAAGGTAGAATCCTGAATCTTATTTGCCCGCTTTATAGCATCCAAGAACATATTGACGGGCATATCCCAAATCCTCTCGTCACCAACCATCCCGCACTTGACGGTCAACGCTGACACAAGAGGCTTCAAAATACTCTTATACGGTTTCTTAGCAGCCATCATGGCCTCGTCACGAGCATCCTCAATCAAATCAAGTCTGGTTCTCTCGTTTCCGGGAATCTCATTGTTCCTCTTTAGGCCATGAATCTTTCTGACAGCTTCCACCATGCGCATATACACAACCCTGTCAATGGTGACATCGTGTTCCGTATCGTATAGCACGACCTGATTATTCGTTGTGTCTGTACATGGAACGAAGTCCCCAATATCAATGTTCAGAACAAGTTCAAGAGGATTGACGAGCATATCCTCCAACATATCGTCCGTGAACATCTTAAGTTCTTCCTTGTATCTGTCAGGATTCTCTTTAAGTTCTCGATATATCCTCTTCTTGCTCGACACAACCTGAGAGGTGAACTTGATGAACAAATCATAATCATCAATCTTGGTGTAGTCTATGCCGAGATAATCATTGAGCTGCCACTTCAAATCAGCGCCGACAGCACACAAAGTATGCACTGCACTGAAATATCTCTTCTCTCCAAAGTCGGCAATCTGTCCTATTGTAGGCTGCTTAACCATAATGTCGGGCGTTATCGGTATGTCAACACCTCTATATATCTTCAGTTCGTCAAATTCATAATCCACAATATTCACACCTATTTCGCAACTCAAAACTCAACATATATCTCATCTATTCTATTCCACAGAACACAGGGAATTGTTCAAGTCGGTTGCCTTGAACACAAGAGTCCTATATAGATAGTCCTTCTGGAACGAACCCTCGACGTTGCTCACAAGCTCAATCTTTCCTATGCCAATGTCATCTCTGCCATTAAGCCTCTCGTCTATGAGCCTAGCAAGATAGTCATTCCTGTTCTCGGTTACCTTCGGAACATTGTCAACGTTCATATGCTTCTCATGTGATATAATCCATATCTCGATAGTAGGAGAGACATACAAACTACTTGTGTTACCATAACCGTATGACTGCGGAATGTGAACTTGAACTGTCACGAACGTCTGTACGTCATTCATCGTATTTGGATTCTGATTATAGTTGAATATGTGCGTGTTCACAAGTTTCTCACCAGTGTCACCCTTGTCACACCCAATGGCATCGACTATCGCTTGGTCCTTGATGAACTCCTTGATAATCTTGTTCTTTGCAAACCCCACTATGGAGCTGTTGGCCATAACTCATCACCTCGACCTATAGCAGAGACTCAACAGAGACAAGCAGAGACGAGGGATATCTTCCTCGGTCATCCGTCAATGTCAACTTGAAATCTTCGTCTATGAACCTGTCATCATCAATAGAAATCGTAATGCTGTTGCCATTATATTGGATGTCAAGGAAGTCAATGAATGGACATATAAATCCCCATCTTGGAATCACGTTCTGCACCTCGTCACCATTCTCATCAAAGAATGCCGCAGTGAACGTCTGAGGATTTCCGCCAGACTTGATTATCGTGGTATCATACCAGATGACAGACTTGGAAACATAATCCTCATCGCCAGTGTCCACGGTCAAATCGTCTTTGTCCCTGTAGTCGCAGATTCCAAGCTCTAGGTTGTCCTCGTCATAGTCAAGTGCGCATTCCATAACCGTAACCCTGACGATTCCCCTTTTGCCATAGTTGTACGTGGTGGAGTCGTTCTGGGTGACAATGAACGTAGTCGGGTGCTCATAGTCCTTGTCAAGGAAGAACCTCTGAGGACTCTTCAGAACCACAGTATTGTCATCACATGTCATGGTGAGCATGTGCTGAGACGAGCCGATTGTGAACTGAGCGTTCGACTGCTCGCCAGAGTTATACTGGGTAGTGTTGGTATCGTGAACGGGGTACTCAAGTATCGCACCGTCCTTATTCTGCCATTTCAGAATCCAGTTACACAGAGTCAATCGACCCTGCCAGTGAACATCATCTATGTTGAACGACTCGGTACACAGATAATATTCGTCATTCTTGGAGTCATACAACGTGTCTCCCACGATAACGGGATGGTCAAACGTAGTCTGAAACCTGACCCGAACGCCGTTTGCGGCAGAGTATTCCCGCTTGAAGAACCTGATGCGCAGGGGAGTGGCATCTGCATAATCCTCGGCCTTCATCTTGCCAAGCTCCCATATGTAGACCCCAATGGCGCGTGAGGCATCATCATCGAACACCTCGTCAAGCAGCTTCTTGCTATTCCATATGTGCTCATCACGAAGAGAGCTTCCACTGATGCCCATCTTGCGCCTAAACCTCTCAAGACTGTTCATTGTGATGCATCACCTCCATATATATCTATTGACATCATTTATGCATCTCGAAGAACCCACCACTCATCGGTGCCGGGTTCAGAAGTGTTGCCAACTCGCTTACTCACGTAGATTGGACCTTCTGCGTCTGGATAGTGACAAAGCTCACCTAGGGTGAACGAGTCCTCTGCGTGGGTCACGGTATGCCAGATTCGAATTCCATCAGGAGCTAGGTCGATGAGAGTATATAGAGACTCAGTACCAGTACCGGGCTGATAGGTGGTAGAGGTAGTGGAATTGATGTCCTGTGCCATGCGATAATACTTACCATCATAGCGACGAATCCAACCCTTCTTATACTCCTCACCGGCAACGAAGTCCTTGATTAGGTCGCGAACGTCAGCAATCTCAGAGTTTTTAAGCTCAATGGCGTTGACGTACATGGTGGCAACTGCGGCTACAGCGTGGTCAGTCTGAGCATACTTAGCAGCATTCTGTGCACTTTCAGCAGCGTTCTGTGCAGCCTTAGCCGCATTCTGAGCCTCCGTGACAGCGGTATTCATAGTATCAACATTCTCATCGACATCCGCAAGCTTCTGAGTCACAGTGGAGTTAAGAGACTCGAAGTTCTTCTCTACGGACTCGACAACATCAGACACCTCGGTGCTCAGCTCACGAGACGCACGAAGACGAACGGCCTCGCCAGACTGCCATACACCGGTGACCTCATAACCAGCAAAGGATGCCACAACATCCTCGCCATTATCATCGAACACCTGTAGCGTCTGACCATCGAGAGCTGCTGCGGCTGGGACCGTGGTGTTCATAAGAGAGAACTCAACCATGTCTTTTCCGGGGAATACCCAGCCAGCAACATCAATAGTGTTTAGCTTCATGTGCATCACCTTTTTGTTTTTGTCATTTTAATAAACAACACACAATCAAATTATGAAACAAGCTCCCAATTGTCAGGAACGACATCGGGCGCATATGCATTATAACCATCAAAAATAGAACGATATACAGGGCCATTAGCGTCTGGATAGTGTCTAGTTTCACCCTTAAGAACCGCGTCATATTCACCATGACATGTGCGATAAACCACAATGCCATCGGGTGCAATCACTACCTCATAATACTCACTTTCCGAAATACCCGGAGGATAAATTGACTGCGATGTCAAATCCCTTGATGCCCTATATACCTTTCCATCATATACCATAAAATCACCACGCGCATATTGCACATTTGGTTCCCAGTCTGGCAACAGAGATGATATCGTTGCAACCTCTGTCTCTGTTACCTTGGACATGTCCATTTTGGAAACTTGCATCTTAGCAAAAGACTCAATTTGGGGATTTGAAGATTTTTTTGACAACTCAAGAGCCTCTGACGCAATATCTCTAGTGTCTCTATCATCATCCAAGTGTTCATTCCACAATGTATCAAAATTGTCCTCAAGATAACCAACTGATATGTTTCCAAGAACATTGAATGTCATTTCATTGTACTTCCAAAACACGACTCCATCACCATCTGGACCATCATCGGCAACATCCTCAACGATATCCTTGCGCAGCTTTACTTCTGTATATCCCTTGCGAACATATGCCGAGACAACATCAGGTTCACACAAAGAAATTCCCTCTTGTATCATTTCGACTTCGACTCCTTAGATATAAATTGACGCGCCTCACGCACAACATTTTCCATTCTCATTTTCTTTATAAAATAATGACAATCCGCATGAACAAAGAGACCATAATAGCTGACAACACGATATGCGTTCTCTAGTGTCTTATGCCTGTTGAACACCATAACCGCTCTACGACCACGCAAAAACGTACCCTCTCTTAGTTCTATATGAGACGGTCTTATCTTGTACCCACATATGTCTACTGGCTCTTCTTCGCTTACCTCGCATATCTTCCAAGGTTTTATATGAAGCCCCAATTCGGATATCAGATATTTTTCCAGCTTTCTCATTGCCATCTTAAGGTCTTTCTTAGAACGAGAAAACAAGACAATATCATCCATTTGCCATAGTTGATGTGAGACCAACGACATTTTCTTATCACGTCTTATCTTATACAAAGACTCAACGTGATGATATGCAAACGACAACAAAAACGCCATTATTCTCATTGAAAAATAACTGCCTATCTCAAGCCCATGCTTACCGTCATTTTTATTTTCTTCATTATCAGAAGTTAACATCTCGCCATTTGAATATGTTTCAAAAATGACACGTATCAGATACAAAATGTCATCAGAACCAATATATTTCGACAGCCTCTTATATGCCATATCGATATCGGTCGAAGGATAGCATTTTGTTATATCAGACTTAACATGATATCTACATGAGCCATCATTTAACCATTTGTATATCTTTTTCGCTGCAAACAGCGAACCTTTGCCTTTTACTCCTGCAACTTGATAATAACCAACCTTCGCCTGAAGCATTGGCTCTAGACACAGCACCATTATATAATCGACCACCTGTTGTTTGATGCTTTCTACCCCTATCTGTCGTACTTTTCCATTGCTTCGCTCCTTGCTGTAATATCTATGTATGGGTCTCAAAGACAATCTTCTGTGTCGTATTTCATAGATAATCTCTCTAATAAGAGCAAACTCATTGCCATATTCCTCTTTGACCCTCCACCTATTCTTTCTGCCAGCAGGTGCATCAGACCACGCATAATATGCACTCCAAACAATAGAAGCATCAACAATCAAACCTTTGCAGTATGTTTTCATCAAACTACCTCTCTGATTACCTTCCGAATCTTCGCCTTCAAGCACACACTTGGAAGTTACCAATCCGGGGCCGAGCGGTAAATTTTTGTCAATTGACAAGGCAAAGCCCTCTCCCGCAGGGAGGGGAGACCATACGCGAGTAAAAACATATAAGATGTATGAAATCAGATTGGCGCGAGCCGATGTTCCACCTCGTGTTGCCGAGACCGTTGTTGCCATTCACGTAGAACAGACCGGCATTACCCCTATTCCTGAGGTTGCCCAGAGCATGAAACCGGCACCCTGCGTATGGAATCCCTATTAACATTTCCAAATAGTACTGATTTTTTTTGTTTTAAAAATATATAAATATACAAAATATATACAAGATATTTATTTTGCAACATCAATTAAAATGTACATTATAATTAGATATAATATTTAAGATGTCTCATCTTCCTCTTCGGTTTGCCCATCAACAAGGGGAGTCCCCCT